CGCTTTGGTCTCGTACCGCATTGATCCGGTTCCTGATATCTGTAAGCGTTTGAATTCTCCTGTATCTAGCCTTCATAATTTTTCTATCCAGATCATCAAGCTTGGAAGCATATCCGGACAAATCGCTGCAGCCGGAAGCGTGAGGCATGCCATCTTGGATCACAGACGGTAACATCTTGTTAAGCCTGACCTCTATCCGTTCCTCTTCCAGACGCTCCAGCTCTCGCTTGCACTCCTGGTATTGCCAAAGGTATCTTTTCTTACGATCATTCTCTTCTCTTATGCTTTCTTTTTTTTCTACGCTATCAATTCTCTTTTCCATCAATGCCTGCTACTCAAAATATGGACAATATACCCATATCGAGATTTAACGGTTCTCACGAAATCCGTTTTGCTGTTTCATCCTGTATGCTTTTGTGTTGATTACTCAATCACTACTCACAAGTTCTTGTACAGTCCACAGCCATAAATTCCCGAATAAGCCTTCGGTACATATCTACAATCGCCTTATTATGCAACTTCGTAAGTTAAAGCATCTCTTAGATTAAGAGCAGCATTGAAATCCCTATCCTCAACATAGCCACAATCACAACGATATATTCTATCTGAAAGCTTCAAATCTTTCTTGATAGCACCACAGCAATGACATATTTTGGATGATGGATACCATCTGTCTACGACTCTTAATTCAATACCATTTTCATCACATTTTGCTTTAAGCTTAGTTCTAAATTCATAGAACTTCTGTGACGCAACAGCTTTTGAAAGATGCCTGTTCTTCATCATTCCTGACACATTCAAATCTTCAATCGTAATATAAGATGGTTTGGTTTTCGCAATCTCATTGATTGTTTTATTAATGTAGTCAGAACGGATATATTCTATCCTTTGATGAAGTTTCTGTACCTTTAAGACTTGCTTATTGATATTTTGCCGAGTAGCTTCTCCTTTCTTTTTCTTCAAACGCTTTTTATAGTCTTCGTATTTCCTCGAAAGACAGCGTTGTTCTCTTTTTAATTGTTTTTCAAGTTTTTTAATATTACTTGATTTATTGATACTCTTATATACTTTGCCATTACTGATAACAGCAAAGTCCTTGACGCCTAAATCAATTCCTATACCAAATTCATTTAATTCTTCATGTGATATATCCGGAATGTCCACTAATACTGATACATAGTATCTTCCTGCTCTCATGGACACATGTCCACTTTTGATAAGACATCCACTTTTTGAAGTTGGAAGATAACCTTTTTCTTTTAAACGAACCCATCCGAGCGTAAGCATCTTAATTCTGTGACGCTCGCATTGGATTACAACCCTTTTATCTGTTTTTACAAAATACATTTTGACATCCGATTTCCCTTTCTTTTTAAATCTTGGAAATCTACTCTGATGTTTAAAAAATCGTTTAAAAGCAGTCTCTGCGTTCATGATACTTTTCTTCACGGACTTACTGCTTACTTCTTTGATCCATTGATACTCTGGATTTTTTGGAATATATTCATTATTCAGCCATTTGGAAAAATCCATCCCGGATACAAACCGTTTTTCTTTCTGGTATATTTCTTGATTATGAGCAAGGTAAAAGTTATAGACAAACCTGCATGTGCCAATTGTGCGATGAATTATTTGCACCTGTTCTGGAGTTGGATTAATTTCCGTTTTGTAACTCTTTAGCAATTTCATCGTCCTCCTTGATCTGTTTTTTATACTTACGCAAACCATATAATCTACAGCTAAACACATGCAATATAGATATGATATCCTGAACCAGCTCTTCATTTGGAGATAATGTTTCATTATTAACCACAATAATTGAAGTATGGAATTTTTCACAAAACTTTTCAAACCAATCATATCCAAAACGGATAAATCTGTCTTTATTTGAAATAACTATTGTTTTAATTTTATTCTCCATCACTTCGTTCAAAAGTTGATTCCATTTTTTTCTATTGTAATTCAATCCACTTCCAAAATCTTCAATGCACTGTGACACGATCATACCTTTTGAATTGCAAAATGTTTTTAGAAATTCAACCTGATTCTTCAGATCATCCTTTTGATTTCTTGTTGAAACTCTAGCGTATATTACAATTTCTCTATTATCTTCTACAGTATTAATTCCTTTAAACTGTAAATATTGATCATAAGTATAATAACGCCTATCAGTTGGAGTGCGATTAGCTTTAAGTATCCCGTCTCGATCCCAACGTTGTAATGTTTTAACAGATACCCCTAGTAATTCAGCAAAATCTTTTGGTTTATAATTTGTGATATTCGATGTGTTCATGATAGTATCTCCTTTATAATATCCTTTCGTCAAATACATTATATCACATATAAGTATATTTGTCTATATTTTTAATTACTTAATGTTTCCTCCCGGTTTCTGAACCTTGTAAAACTCGTCCCATCTGTAATCATATGGATTTCCAATATTGTCTCGCAGGAGAACATGATGTTTGTATACTCCATGCACTTTTAGTTTTTTTGTTATATAGTTTTTTCT